ATGATGATCAACATGCGTTTTAAAGATAAGGATCACCAGTGCGTAGCGGCAGATGCGGGAGGGGTAAAAAAAGAGGATTTTATCGCAGTTTTCAAGGATCGAAACTTCTGGGTTTTCGTCATATTTATTGTGGGGACGTGGTCTTTCTATAACATTTTTGATCAACAACTTTTTCCTGTCTTTTATGCAGGTTTATTCGAATCACACGATGTAGGAACGCGCCTGTATGGTTATCTCAACTCATTCCAGGTGGTACTCGAAGCGCTGTGCATGGCGATTATTCCTTTCTTTGTGAATCGGGTAGGGCCAAAAAATGCATTACTTATCGGAGTTGTGATTATGGCGTTGCGTATCCTTTCCTGCGCGCTGTTCGTTAACCCCTGGATTATTTCATTAGTGAAGTTGTTACATGCCATTGAGGTTCCACTTTGTGTCATATCCGTCTTCAAATACAGCGTGGCAAACTTTGATAAGCGCCTGTCGTCGACGATCTTTCTGATTGGTTTTCAAATTGCCAGTTCGCTTGGGATTGTGCTGCTTTCAACGCCGACTGGGATACTCTTTGACCACGCAGGCTACCAGACAGTTTTCTTCGCAATTTCGGGTATTGTCTGCCTGATGTTGCTATTTGGCATTTTCTTCTTGAGTAAAAAACGCGAGCAAATAGTTATGGAAACGCCTGTACCTTCAGCAATATAGACGTAAACTTTTTCCGGTTGTTGTCGATAGCTCTATATCCCTCAACCGGAAAATAATAATAGTAAAATGCTTAGCCCTGCTAATAATCGCCTAATCCAAACGCCTCATTCATGTTCTGGTACAGTCGCTCAAATGTACTTCAGATGCGCGGTTCGCTGATTTCCAGTACATTGTCGTCATTCAGTGACCTGTCCCGTGTATCACGGTCCTGCGAATTCATCAAGGAATGCATTGCGGAGTGAAGTATCGAGTCACGCCATATTTCGCTATCAGGATTCTGTGTGATGGTTACATCGCCCGGCCCAGGGCTGTTTAGTCATCAGCGCTTTCTGACAGTGCTGAGATTTCAACCTGTTGCAGTAAAAATGAGTAGATATAAGGCAAGTGTGCTGCCAAACCCATCTTTTACGGGGTGAAGGTAGATTTCGTTTGAAGGGTATCTGGTGTCCCCTGCAGACATCTACTTGAAGCGGCAGGGGATTGATTGGAATGGTGTTTTTTAGATGTGAGAAATATTTTACCCGCTATTTTACCCATTGGCGCGGCTTAAGAGCTTATTTTTGAATTCACAATGGTCACGATATAACCATCTTGCTCGCCCGTGGATAACTTTGGCTTTTGGCAGGTCGCCGGACTTAATCCGGTCGTAGATGAAGGTTTTACCAAAGCCTGTATCAGCCATGATGAATTTCAAATCAACCAGGGAATCAGGCTGTAATTCGTGTTGCATGAGTGCTATCTCCGAATAGGGAATCGAACCTGCAAATCAGGTAATAAAAATACGCTCTATGACGGCGATGGTAGATCAGGATATTTTAAGAAACTGACAGGCCTCATCGAGTGTGAGGCTGTATGGCTCTATTATTTCACCTCTTGTTGTGACATTGTTGAAAAATGGATACCAGCTCGTTGCTGCCAGACGATCCAACCGAGAGTCATATCCCATGCCATGTATTCGTTATCGCCGTTTTTTGCTCTCCGACGATCTACTAAGTCACCGAAACGCTTTTCCATGAATAATTCATAAGCTTCGCGTTCATCTGGTTCTACTTCCAGAGATAGGAGTGCGATTTCATAAGCACGGCGCTCAATATCGTCTCGCACGTCAAGGCTGCTGATACGCTCTTTAATTTCTTTAATCAGTTCTTTGTCGGTAAAAGTGGTCATTATGCTCCAGCCTCCGGTGCTTTTGGCATTACTGCCCAGTGAGTGATATTGACGTTTTCAAGGTCCCCGACCTGAAATGTCCACTGCCATTCTCCGGTTTCTTTTTGCCCCCAGGTGTACCAGAGAGAACGCCAGCCAATTAGCCAGCCTTCTCCGTTAGCATCGAATAACAAAACACTTTCATTTGCTGGTGGCAGTTCAGTTGACACTGGTATTGCTTTGTTTTCCTGTGCTGCACATTTAGCTTCAAGCGCATCGAATTTGCGCATCAGGTATTCAGCATCTGTTTCATTCACTTTCAGATCTCGCGGTACACATCTCCCACGAAGAAACCCTTCCATTTCGAAAACATTCATGCGCATTTGCGTAACTCCGATAACTCGTTAAAACGTTCCATAAACATCCCGTAGGCATGGCCCGGTGCCAGTGGAATCACGTTGAACATCTCTGTTGCCGGGATGCCTTCCAGTACAGGCCAGAAAGAGCCATCATCAAGCCCGAGATCGCGGCGTTCGGTTGCCAGCATGATGAGATCGGCATATTTCACAGGCGTGCTCATAACCGGGGGTAACCCGTATTTCTCACGGATTACGGCGTCTATTTTTTCTTCCATCCGTTTATAGTCAGGAAGAAGGCGTTTCAGCGGCGCGGGGATGTCCTGGCAATACGCTTCTGTTGCATCATGCATTAACGCTTCAAAAGCAAATTCCTGCGGCACCAGCTGGCTGCAAAGCACCGCATGCTGGGCGACGCTGTAGAAGTGTGAAAGATGTCCTGCAAAGCGACAGATATTTGAAAGGGAAACCGCGATATCGTTAATCACGATGTCGTCTTTATTTATCCTGTCATAATAAAAATGCTTCCCGGAAAAAGTTTTAATAAATGACATTTTGTTCTCCACGTATATGCGCTGCACCGCGCTGAAATTTGGTTAAAGAAAAACCTCACCATCCGGCGATTATTGAGTCAATTACGTTTCCATAAATGCCCCCGCAGGGGCATTTGCAGTAATGAAATCAGGCGGTGAAAGTACCAATAAAGGTTTCTACTTTGCTGTCCTTGAATTTCTCAACAAGCAGATCACGAAATTCGTTAGCCATTTCTTCCTGCACTGCTTCCAGCTGAATAATGCGCAGAACCAGTACAGGACGATCGCCAGTGATAATGCTGAGGCGTAATTTAAACGGACGTTCTTTCAGACCTTCAAACGGAACGCATTTAAACTCAAATGCCACTGGCATAATGTCTTTGGTCTTCGCTTCGACAGACTCCATCAGGGAGCGTTTGCCGCTGAAGTCATTATCTTCAAAATCAGCAGTCTGGTTTGCTTCAATCGTGATTTTACGGACCGCCGCAGCCGCTTTTGTTGCCTGAATGGTGTCACCATTAGCATCAAAGCCCACAAGGTAGTCGGCCCAGTCTTCAATCCATTCTGCCAGTGATTTCTGGGAGTTACGCTCGCCATTAACAGACAACAGAGCAGAGAACGGTGCTGTCTTTTTCAGTTTGAGAGTGGCGGTGTTATCTGCGTGACCTGGTTCATCAATAGTACCCAGGTTAAGCACACTGACGGCACGCATATTATCGGCATCGATAAAGCAGCGGGTGCCTTCATCTGCAAGATCTTTAGAATAACGGGTAAAGTCATCGATGCTGGCAGTGGAAAGCGCACCACGGAAACGGAAGCGATTTAAATTAAATTTTTCCAGATCATGAATGCGGAAATTCTCAGGCAATGCCACAGCATCGGCACCAATCTTACTGATAATTTCATTAACACCCTGAGCAGAAATAAGAGCATGGATTTGATTAATTGCGGTTGCGTCTAAGTTCTGAGACATAATAAGTCCTCACTATATAAAGATATTCAGTGATGAGATAAATAATCAGTTAATTAAGAACGATATTAATGACCTGCTGCGCGGAGTTTTCCGTCAGGTTCACCGGCAAGAGTCAGTAATTGTCCCTGGTCTTCCTGCAGAATTGTCAGGCGACCACCGCGATTGACATACATCGGCGTTTCGGTGGTGTCTTCTTCGGAAATTTTCCCGCGGTTAGTCGGGCGAACATATGAGAGTTTGTGTTTGATTTTCACACGGTTCTCATCAAATGGTTCGATTTCCAGGTTGAGTGAGACCTTCCCTTTGGTTTTCGTGTTCATCACACCGGAAGCGACTTCACTGAGAACTGCGCCGATTTTGGTTTCAAATACGCCGCCGTCCAGCTCCCCGATAAATGCCTGCACATCAGTACTGCGTTCGCTAGCCATTTTGCTGCTCCTCATCATATCGACCCTGCAAGGTCGGTTGGTTTCTCCACAAAACAGAGAAGAACACCTGCGGTGGCAGCCGCCCGGATGGATTGGGTTATGAGCCCGTCGTCCGGTGATGCTCTTCTCTGTTTTGTAAAAAGGACGGTACCAGCCGGAAGCAATGGTACAAACTGGTACCGCCAGGACTACACACAGCATAAAGTTGTGGTGCCGGGTGCCTCCCGGTGCCTGGCGAAGGTTGCACACCAGACGGGTGGGTATCCACAGAAGGTCGACTGTCAGCCTCAACCTTAACCCGCGTGCGCTGAGCCGCATTCACCACAACGCTAAGGATTCTCTCTGGTTGAAAATACTTAGCTGTTATGTGCCTGTCTTTTCACCACTTCAGGCTCGGTGGTATCCTTTTAAGCCCGTATACATAAAAGGAAAATCAAATGACTTTTGATGAAAAAGAACTTGATAATGCAATTAATAAAATCATCGTAACGTCGCTCTTTTCCTGTCTCAGCGACACTCAGCAGAAACAGTTCTACGAATCGGCTTTCAACATGATCGAGCGTTGTTGTTTCTGCGATGCCGACGAGTTACCTGAAAAAATCAGGAAACAGTTGGCTGATGCTCTTCGAGTGCGACTTTCTGACCAATTTTCTGAAATGTGCTCTCCGAATTTGGACAAATAGAAAAAGGCCATTTCCATTCAGGGTCTGATGGAAATACTTCAGCCTGTTCCAAAGCACGGCGTAAAGAGAACACAACTCCAGCCATAATCTGATGTTTCCCATTGGTCCAGCTATCGCCGCTCTGATCTACAGGGGCGGCTATGTCGTATGACCAAACGACTTCACAGTTATTGTTTAAAATCTGGACTTTCATTTCATACACCTGCTTTAACATGAGTGCCTAGTGGCACAACATGACTCAACGAATCATCCTGGACTTCATATGCCCCAGGCGGCTACTTCGTGGGCGTCCTGCCTGTTCGTTGTTTTAACATCTTTAAGTTGTAATTTAGTTGTGGTTTTGAATATTGTCAACAACTTTATGTGGTTTGAACGAGTAGCCAAGGAGTGCAAGGATTATCAAAAAAAGGAGGTTGTATGGAAGACGCGCTTTACGCTTTTAATTACACACAGAACCGGGACAAGTTATTTGCTAACTTGATTAGCATCATTGATGGAATCATTGCAGATGGAGTTGTCCGTGAAGAGGAGGTTCTTTACTTAGATACATGGTTACTTGAAGCAAAGCAGATTATCAATAATGGAGTTATAAAAAGTCTATCAGCACGGGTGTCGGATATTCTTGCGGATGGAATAATCACATCAGAAGAACGTGATGACCTTAAAAATAGCCTTCTCCAAATACAGAGGGAAATTCTTGATATCCCTGAAATTGATTTTTACTCCAAGGATGTAGATGTCCATTTACTTAATGGACTATGTAAAGGATTAATTGCTGATCGGAACTTAACTCAAGAAGAAATAAGATATCTTAATTGGTGGCTTGAGCAAAATGGAGCTTTGAAGAACAACTACCCAGGAAAAAAACTTTATGCACTTGTAAAGGAAATTCTTAAAGATGGGGTTATTACTGAAGATGAGAGTTTAACTCTACATAAGGCATTAGTAGACTTCACAGGATGTGACTTGGAAAGTGGGGTGGTGGATGGTTTGGCGACCAGGCTGCCTATTGATGTAGGGGCTTCGATAGAGTTAGAGGGTAAAACCTATTGTCTTACAGGCACTTTTGTTGCAGGAAAGAGAGCCGTAGTTGAAAATTTGATTAAAAATGCTGGTGGGAACATCAGTAGTGGAATTACTCAAAAGTTGGATTTTTTAGTAATTGGGACGCTTTCCTCCCGTGATTGGAAATTCTCAAGTCACGGAAGGAAGATCGAAAAAGCTATATCTTATAGGGATGATAATGGTGCAAAACTTAAAATTATTTCTGAAGAAATGCTTTTCGATGCATTACCAAGTTCGCGATGACCAGAATACCCTACCTATAACATGAATTCTGGCTCGTCTATCTTCAAAGGTGAGTATTTCATCTGGGTACTCATCTTTGTTGAAGCTTCTAAGAATCAAGCCACCGTCAGGTAAGTTGATAAGTATTTTAACCCTTAGCAATACACCATCTCGTACGGCATAAAGATCGCCATCACGAATAGGAACGGTTTGAGAAATATCAACGGCAACAAGATCTCCATTATTGAGAACCGGTAATAAACTGTTCCCCCATATTTTTACGATCTTGGCATTAGATGCACATACGCCAGATTTTCTCAAATCTGCTCTTCTTAACGGAAACCAGTCAATAGCTGATTCAACTATTTCAGCCAGACATCCGTTACCTGCCGATAACTCGACATCTAAAACAGGAATGTTTACGAAAATATCTGGGTCTAATGCGGTGCTTTCTGCTTCTTTTACAACAAGATCAGGTATGGATGCGTTGTCTTCAATACCAAGTTGTAACCACTTTTGTGATACACCTAAAACTTTTGCAATTTCTTTAATTTTGCGCGGTTGTAGAGTTTCGCCATTCTCTATTTTGGCTACAGATTGTTGTGAAAGTCCAATTTTTTCAGCTAGTTGAGCTTGGCTCATGCCAGCTTTCTCTCTACCTATCTTTAATCGTTCTGCCAGTGTTTTCACAACATATCCCTCTCTTTTTTGATGAGGTTACAACTTTATGTTTTAGCTTTCCAACACCTAAAAGTTGTGATAAAAGTTGTTAATGTTGTATTCTTGCAACTCGTAACAACTTAACTACCTAAAAAGGAGAAAGCTATGACACCTGAGCAATTAGCCTTATCGGAGGCAATCGCTCTGGCTGGTGGTCAATCAGAATTGGCTCGGAAGCTCACAGCCAGCAGCGGTCATTTAGTAAAGCAACAACATGTCTGGAACTGGTTGAACAGAGAAAAGCGTCCCCCTGCAAAGCTCTCGATATTCATTGAAAAGACCACTGGCATATCAAAAGAAAAATTACGTCCAGATATTTTTCAAAAGATTAAAGATTCATCAGATGAAAAGTAACCACAGTTTTAAGGAGATAGCCGTGGGTAAGCATCACTGGAAAGTAGAAAAACAGCCTAAGTGGTACGTGAAAGCTGTCAGAAAAACTATCGCAGCGTTGCCGGGGGGTTACGCTGAAGCTGCTGACTGGCTGGATGTAACAGAGAACGCATTATTTAACCGCCTTCGTGCCGATGGCGATCAGATTTTCCCGCTGGGATGGGCAATGATTTTGCAACGTGCTGGTGGAACTCACTTCATTGCTGACGCTGTGGCGCAGTCTGCAAATGGCGTCTTTGTGTCTCTTCCTGACGTCGAGGATGTGGACAACGCCGATATCAACCAGCGCCTGCTGGAGGTCATTGAACAGATCGGCAGTTATTCAAAACAGATTCGTTCAGCAATTGAAGACGGTGTAGTGGAACCGCATGAGAAGACAGCAATTAACGACGAGCTGTACCTCTCAATTTCGAAGCTGCAGGAGCATGCAGCACTGGTCTACAAAATTTTTTGCATTTCAGAAAGTAATGACGCCCGCGAGTGTGCAGCTCCGGGCGCCGTGGCGTGTCGTGACTGTGGAGAAACTAACGCATGAACAGTTTAACAACACACTACCGTCGCTCGCAACTGATTGCGCTTCCGGTTCCGGGTGGAAAAGCGAAGGTGGAGTATTGCTATGCAGTGAATGTACCAGGTGACAGGGAAATTGTAACCCACAGCTTTGCAGAGTGGGCTGTGGGTGATTTCAACCGGCAGAAGGAGACAGTCCTTTGCGACAAGTTAACCGCTGGTTCAAAGATCACTACGGAGTGCCCGTCAGAGTCATTCGTTGGGAACCGGAAACACAACGGGTTATCTACCTCCGCGAAGGTTATGAGCATGAATGCTTCAGTCCGCTCGAACAGTTTCGTCGTAAATTCAGGGAAATAGAGGTCGGTCATGAGCACTAAATTAACCGGCTATGTATGGGATGGTTGCGCTGCATCAGGCATGAAGTTATCCAGCGTGGCAATTATGGCCCGCCTGGCTGATTTCAGTAATGACGAAGGTGTGTGCTGGCCATCAATTGAAACCATTGCCTGTCAGATTGGCGCGGGGATGAGTACCGTCAGAACGGCTATCGCACGGCTGGAAGCAGAAGGCTGGTTAACGCGTAAGGCGCGTCGCCAGGGTAACCGCAATGCGTCGAATGTTTATCAGCTTAACGTTGCGAAGCTTCAGGCAGCGGCATTTTCTCAACTGTCAGATTCTGACCCGTCAAAATCTGACGCATCAAAATCTGACCCGTCAAAATTTGATGCGTCGAAATCTGGCAAAAAAGCGGGTTTTCACCCGTCAGAATCTGGCGGGGATCCGTCAGTAAAATCAAAACATGATCCGTCAGATAAAAAAACTTCTCGTCCGGACGCTTCGCAACCGGACACGCAGACGGCTGAACAGGAGTTTTTAACTTGCCATCCTGATGCGGTTGTATTCAGCCCTAAAAAGCGCCAGTGGGGAACGCAGGATGATTTGACCTGCGCACAGTGGCTCTGGAAAAAAATCATCGCCCTGTACGAGCAGGCCGCCGAATGTGACGGCGAGGTGGTTCGTCCCAAAGAACCGAACTGGACAGCCTGGGCAAACGAAATTCGCCTGATGTGTGTGCAGGATGGTCGTACTCACAAACAAATCTGCGAGATGTACAGCCGCGTCAGCCGCGATCCGTTCTGGTGCCGTAACGTGCTCAGCCCGTCGAAGCTGCGGGAAAAATGGGATGAGCTTTCCCTGCGCTTATCGCAGTCCGTCAGCACGTACACCGAAAAACGCGAAGACCCGTACTTCAAAGCCAGTTACGACAACGTGGACTACAGCCAGATCCCGGCAGGATTCAGGGGGTGATCATGAGTCTTTTGAATGACGTTCAGAAATACATTGAAGCCCATCCGGGGTGTACTTCCGGAGACATTGCGGATGCTTTTGCAGGTTACTCACGGCAGCGCGTTCTGCAGTCAGCAAGCAAGTTACGTCAGAGTGGGCGTGTGGCTCACCGTTGTGAAGGGGATACACGCAGACATTTCCCGCGCCTGACTGAGAGAGCGCAGGAGCCGGAACCACAACCAGTTCGTGAAACCAGACCTGTGCGCAATTTCTATGTCGGCACTAACGACCCCCGGGTGATTTTGTGCCTGACCCGCCAGGCTGAAGAACTGGAGTCCAGGGGCCTATACCGTCGTGCTGCAACGGTGTGGATGGCGGCATTCCGTGAAAGCCACTCCCAGCCAGAACGAAACAATTTTTTGGCGCGTCGTGAGCAGTGCTTACAGAAAAGCAGCAAGCGCGCTGCATCGGGTGAAGAGTGGTATCTGTCAGGGAATTACGTGGGGGCTTAATGAGTAATAAATATTGCCAGGCGCTGGTGGAGCTGCGGAACAAACCAGCCCATGAACTGAAGGAAGTGGGCGATCAGTGGCGCACGCCGGACAACATTTTCTGGGGAATTAACACCCTGTTTGGCCCGTTTGTTCTGGATCTGTTCACTGATGGTGATAACGCCAAATGTGCCGCTTATTACACTGCGGAAGACAACGCGCTGGCGCATGACTGGTCTGAACATCTTGCGGAGCTTAAAGGTGCTGCCTTTGGTAATCCCCCGTACAGCCGCGCCAGTCAGCATGAGGGGCAATACATCACCGGCATGCGTTACATCATGAAACATGCCAGTGCCATGCGTGATAAAGGCGGGCGCTATGTTTTCCTGATCAAAGCTGCCACCAGCGAAGTGTGGTGGCCGGAAGATGCAGACCATATTGCTTTTATTCGCGGGCGTATTGGTTTTGAACTGCCTGCCTGGTTTATCCCGAAGGATGAGAAGCAGGTGCCTACAGGAGCGTTCTTCGCTGGTGCTATTGCTGTTTTCGACAAGACCTGGAAGGGACCGGCAATCAGCTACATCGGGCGCGATGAACTTGAGGCATGTGGTGAGGCCTTTCTGGCGCAGGTTCGCCAGCAGGCGGAAAAACTGGTCAGGGAGATGGCGGCATGACGACGTTAACTCAATGCCAGCAGCAGGTGCTGGATATGCTGATTTCTTACCAGAAAGAACGTGGCTTCCCGCCAACCAATCAGGAGGTGGCAACCATGCTGGGATACCGTTCAGTGAATGCAGCGGTGGAGCATCTTCGCGCACTGGAGAAAAAAGGCGTCATCACGATAAAGCGTGGCGTGGCACGGGGCATCACGCTTCATACCGCGGTGAAGGACGACGACAGCGAGGCGGTCGGGATTATCCGCTCACTGCTTGCCGGTGAGGAAAACGCCAGGCTGCGTGCAGCCCACTGGTTACATGAGAGGGGCCTGAAAGTATGAAGCTGATCCTGCCTTTTCCGCCCAGCGTGAACACGTACTGGCGACACCCCAACAAAGGGGCGTTTGCTGGTAAGAGCCTGATAAGCGCGGCGGGGCGCAAATTCCAGAGCGCGGCGTGTGCAGCAATAGTTGAGCAGTTACGTCGTCTGCCAAAACCAACGTCGGCACCTGCTTCAGTGGAGATCGTGTTGTTTCCTCCGGATAACCGGATCCGCGATCTGGACAACTATAACAAGGCGCTGTTTGACGCCCTGACCCACGCGGGTGTGTGGGAAGACGACAGTCAGGTGAAAAGAATGCTGGTGGAGTGGGGACCGGTTATCCCGGAAGGGAAGGTCGAGATCACTATCAGTAAGTACGAGAAACCGGCGGGTGCAGCCGCCTGATTAAGAGGAGAAACGAAGTATGAATAATCTGATGGTTATTGATGGTATTGAAGTTCGTCGTGATGCTTATGGGCGTTACAGCCTGAACGATCTGCACAGGGCTGCCGGTTCTCTGGATAAACATAAGCCTGCATTCTGGCTCCGCAATGAGCAAACTGAACGTTTAATAAGCGAGTTGCAGATTTGCAACTCGGTCAATATAGAGCCAGTTAACGTTATTCGTGGCGGAAATAACCAGGGGACGTATGTCTGCAAAGAACTGGTGTATGCCTATGCAATGTGGATCAGCCCGTCATTCCATCTGAAAGTGATCCGTACTTTCGATATGGTAACCAGCGCACCGGAAAAATTATCCGGGCAGGCTGCTGACAAGATGCAGGCTGGCGTGATCCTGCTGGACTTTATGCGCCGGGAATTAAACCTGTCTAACTCATCAGTGCTTGGTGCCTGTCAGAAACTCCAGGAGGCTGTTGGCTTACCGAATCTGGCACCGCGCTATGCTATTGATGCCCCTGCTGATGCACACGATGGCTCAAGTCGCCCGACACTGTCACTGAGTGCACTGCTGAAACAGTATGGTATCCGCCTGACGGCTAATCAGGCATATCACCAGATGGTGAAGCTGGGGATCGTCGAGCAGCGCGAACGATACAGCCGTACCGCGATTAACAACATCAAAAAATTCTGGTCGCTGACAGCGAAAGGCTGCATGTTCGGCAAGAACATCACCAGTCCCGCAAATCCGCGCGAGACGCAGCCGCATTTCTTCGAATCCCGATTCCCTGAGCTGTTAAAGCTGCTCGATACCGTTCATTGAGGTGACCGTGAGAGCACTACTGACCCCTGAAATTGCCCCGCGTATGGGGATCGTATTGTTCAGGCCAGGTTCAGAGCTGATGCCCCTGTTTATGCAGGGGCGTGTCCTGCTGGAGCCTGAGCCGGAACGTTATTCATCTTTCGCCAGTGGTGCCGTTCCGGCGGCATCACAACCGCTGGCGGATGATCCTGCCGTTCGGGTCGTGTTCCGCAATGAGGCAGTGATCCGTCGTGCTGGTGGCGTGGAATGTCTTGAAAGCTGGTTACTTCGTGAAAAAGGCTGCCAGTGGCCTCATTCCGACTGGCACAGCGAGAACATGACCACAATGCGACACGCTCCGGGCGCAATCCGTCTGTGCTGGCACTGCGATAACCAGCTGCGCGATCAGTTCACGGAACGGCTGGAATCAATGGCAACGGATAACTGTGCCCGCTGGGTGTTGTCTGTTGTGCGTCGGGATCTCGGTTTTGATGATAGTCACGTTGTGACAATGCCGGAACTGTGCTGGTGGCTGATTCGTAATGACCTGGCGGATGCCTTACCGGAAAGTGCAGCCCGTAAGGCACTGAGATTACCGAAGCCTGTTGTGCCGTCTGTCACCCGGGAGAGTGACCTTGTTCCTTCGGTTCCTGCCACCAGCATTATCCAGGATAAAGCGAAAAAGGTGCTGGCGCTGAAAGTGGATCCGGAGTCGCCGGAGTCTTTTATGTTACGCCCAAAACGTCGCCGCTGGGTTAATGAAAAGTACACGCGCTGGGTTAAGACACAGCCGTGTGCATGTTGTGGAAAGCCTGCTGATGATCCCCACCACCTGATAGGCCACGGTCAGGGGGAATGGGTACAAAAGCGCATGACCTCTTTGTGTTGCCTTTGTGCAGAAAGCATCACGACGAGCTGCATGCGGATACCGTGGCATTTGAAGAGAAGTATGGTTCCCAGCTGGAGCTGATATTTCGTTTTATCGATCGTGCGCTGGCAATAGGCGTACTGGCGTAAGTGGAGAACGAGCATGAACCTTGAAGCCTTACCAAAATATTACTCCCCGAAATCTCCAAAACTGAGCGATGACGCACCGGCGACAGGCTCTGGTGGTTTAACAATTACGGATGTGATGGCTGCGCAGGGGATGGTGCAGTCGAAAGCACCGCTTGGGTTTGCCTTATTCCTGGCAAAAGTTGGTGTTCAGGATCCTCAGTTTGCGATTGAAGGTCTGCTCAATTACGCGATGGCACTGGATAACCCGACATTGAATAAATTGAGTGAAGAAACCCGGCTACAGATCATTCCTTACCTTGTGAATTTTGCCTTTGCTGATTATTCCAGGTCTGCGGCAAGTAAGGCTCGCTGTGAGCATTGTGCTGGTACTGGATTTCATAATGTATTGCGCGAAGTGGTGAAACACTCCAGAAGCGGTGAATCTGTTATCAAGGAGGAGTGGGTGAAGGAACTATGTCAGCATTGTCATGGTAAGGGAGAAGTCAGCACAGCGTGCAGAGGGTGTAAGGGTAAAGGTATTGTCCTGGATGAAAAAAGGACCCGGCTTCATGGCACGCCTGTTTATAAGATTTGTGGGCGTTGCAATGGAAACCGGTTTAGCCGTTTACCAACCAAACTGGCGCGGCATCATGTCCAGAAGCTGGTACCAGACCTGACGGATTATCAGTGGTACAAAGGATATGCAGATGTCATTGATAAACTGGTTACAAAGTGCTGGCAGGAAGAAGCATATGCTGAGGCGCAATTAAGAAAAGTGACGAGATAAATGATTTTCGCCGAAGATGGCGACATGATTCTTGCATTTTTCAAAAAATCTGGTTAGGATTCTCCTAACGATGGGCTTTGTATGTCTGCCGTTAACGAAATCATAACAAACCTCGCTTCGGCGGGGTTTTTGCTTTTCTGGAGGTCAATAATGCAAGGCGAAAAGCAGCAGCCATATTTTTTTAACCCTTGTATGACTGTTGAACAGCTTGAAGACTGGCTGGAGCAGCAAAAGCTTCATCTAAGCCGCTATAACCGTCTGGTAAAAGAAAAAGCAGAGCTTGAAGAACGGCTCAGTGATATTTCTGTGGAAATTGAACGAATGTCTGCTGGTGGTTTTAACGGAAAGTTGAGTTTCCCTTGGGAGTCAAGTTCGCTTCTGAGAAATCATCAACAGGGTAGTGTTTGACTGAAATAATAAACAGACTGTCATTAAGATCCCTTCCCCTCATATCTGAGAGGACCAACAGCAATTAAGAGGGGGCTAAATGTCCGATCCGATTTCCGGTACTGGGCTGGCTGGTGGTGCCCTGACGGGTGCCAGTGTTTATGGACTGCTGACCGGAACTGATTACGGCGTTGTATTTGGCGCATTTGCAGGGGCTGTATTCTACATAGCAACAGCAGCAGATCTGAGTGCATCGCGCCGACTGGCATATTTTATCGTGTCATATATTGCCGGGATCCTTTGCTCTGGGTTGGTTGGCTCCAAGCTGGCGAACTTGACCGGATACAGTGATAAACCTCTGGATGCTATTGGTGCCGTAATCGTCTCTGCTTTAGCCGTTAAAATCCTGACGTTCCTGAATAATCAGGATATCGGCTCGCTGGTGGCGCTCATAACGCGCCGGGGAGGTTCAGGTGGAGCTAAATGACCCGACAGCAACTATAAATGCGCTGTTATGTGCTTGTGTTGTTATTACTCTGATGTTTTATCGTCGTGGTGATTCGCGGCATCGTCCTTGGGTTTCACGTTTAGCCTGGCTGATTACTGTTACATACAGTGCTGTTCCGTTGGCCTATCTCTGTGGGATTTATCCCCATTCCTCATGGCTCATTATCGTGGCTAATACTATTTTTCTTTCCGTGCTGGTGTCCGTCAGAGGCAACGTTGCACGTCTGGTTGATCATCAGAGGCAATAATGAACCAATCACAATTTCAGCAGGCGGCTGGTATCAGCGCCGGGCTTTCTGCGCGCTGGTTTCCGCACATTGATGCGGCAATGAAAGAGTTTGGAATTACAGCGATTAATGATCAGGCCATGTTCATTGCACAAGTTGGGCATGAATCCAATGGCTTTACCTCGCTGGTAGAGAATTTTAACTACTCGGTTGAAGGGCTGAAGAAAACCTTTGGTAAGCGCCTGACGCCGTATCAGTGCGAAATGCTGGGGCGTGTCGATGGTAAACAGGTCGCTCACCAGCCACAAATAGCCAATCTGGTTTATGGTGACCGCATGGGGAATAACAGTCAGGGTGATGGCTGGAAATATCGCGGTCGTGGCCTGCTGCAAATCACTGGTCGTGAGAACTACACCAAATGCGGTACAGCGCTGAACCTTGATCTGATCAGTACGCCAGAACTTTTGACGCAAGAGCGACATGCGGCCCGTTCGGCGGCATGGTACTTCACGTTACGTGGTTGCCTTCTATATTCGGGGGATGTTGAGCGCGTCACGCAGATTATTAACGGCGGGCAGAACGGCATTAAAGACCGCCGTGAACGTTACGCCAAAGCAAAAACCGCACTGGTATGAGGTCGCAATGGGACTTGAAATGATTATCGGCCTGGCTGTTGCTGTGCTGGCTGCAATTGCAGGTGCTTTTGGTCTGGGTAAATCACGCGGTACAAGCATCGCAGAAACAAAAGCGAACCAGCAACGCACTGAAGAACGCGCAGCAGCTACTGAAGCCGTTGCAGAACGCCGGGTAGAAACAACAAAAGGAGCCAGGGATGTACAGCAGACTGTTAACCATCTTCCTGATGACGATGTTGACCGTGAGTTGCGCGAAAAATTTACCCGCAAAACCTGAAGTAACGGACACGGCCTGTGACTGGGTAAGCATCATCTACCTTACTGAGCACGATATTGCCGTGCTGGATAAACAGACGAAGCGGGACATATTGGCGCACAACAAATCAGTGCAGGCTAACTGCATGAAGGATCCAGGTCGTGAACGTAGAGAACCTAAGTAACGCGCATTACATCTATAACGAGATGAAAGAGCTACAGCGACAGAAAACCATACTGGAAAGTGGTGCTGGGCTTGGTGTGACAATCCAGTCTACCTATCAAGACGATGCCTTTCTTGAGGCCATACGCCCGCATGCTGTTGCTGAGCTTGATCACCGCATAGAGAAAAAGAAAGCTGTGCTGGTTGATTTGGGTATCTCCTTCTCCTAATGAATTAGGAGCTACAGCAGGTTTTAATTATGTGCTTATGATATTCTTCCCTAGTTAATTAACTGGGGGAGTAAATGCAAATGCTTGAATTTGTTGAGTCAGTAAGAAAATCTTTATTAGATGAAAATTATGAGGCTGCATTGTTTATTGCCTTATCTCTTCCTGATATATGTGGGAAACTTGAAACTCCTGAAGAGCGGAACGGGCCAAGAGCAAAAAGATGGTTTAAGGATAACCTTAAGGATAAATATTTTGCAGATAATCTTTATGAGACGTTTTTGGCTAACTTTCCCGAGCAATTAGATAAAATGCCTCAATACTTAATCGATGATTTAAAAACAAAAAAACCATTGGTAAGCTTTGACCATGAAAGCTACTGGGCTTTAAGAAATGCATTTTTGCATGAGGCATCTGATAGTACTAAGTTACAAAAAATTCAACTTACGCACTCTTCTGCGCACATGAATATGTTTAACGGTGTGCTTCAGTTAAGTGTTATTAATTTATCTAATGATATCTGCGATGCGGTAGTTAAGTGGGTTGAGCGGATGAAGGATAATAATGATGTATGCCAGAGGATAAATTCGAGGGCAAAAATCAAAAATGAAATGTTGGGTGGCGCTATTCGATTTGGGTAGTCTTACAAATTATCAAATCATTCCTACATGTTATCTCTAAATTTTAGAGTTACATAAGAATAAAAAAACACCAGCTTTGGCTGGTGTTTTTGCGGAGCATGTATGCCAACTTTAATACCCCGCGCATGTCGCAAACGTGGTTGTCCTGGCACGACTACGGACCGTTCAGGCTACTGTGAGCAGCATCGCAATGAGGGCTGGCAGCAGCATCAGCAGGGTAAGAGTCGCCATGAGCGTGGCTACGGCAGCAAGTGGGATATCAAACGCGCCCGCATCCTGAAGCGTGATAATCATCTGTGTCAGAACTGCCTGCGTACTGGACGTGCTGTCGCAGCCACAACCGTTGACCACATCAAGGCGAAGGCCCACGGCGGTACTGATGAAGACAGCAACCTTGAGAGCCTGTGCTGGTCGTGTCACGCAGCGAAGACCGCGCGCGAGCGGCTCAAGTGAGAATTAATGTCATCATCAGCCTGGGGAGGGGGAGGTCAAATCTCTGCGACCGCGCGCCTTCCGGACCGCCCGCCCCATCGTTTTTTTATACCCGCGAAAAATGAAATTTAACCAGGAGTGCCGCATATGGCTGGAACGGCGGGGCGTTCCGGGCGTCGCCCCAAGCCAACGGCGCGCAAGGCGCTGGCCGGAAACCCCGGCAAGCGAGCCCTGAACAAAGATGAACCTGTTTTTACGCCCATCAAAGGTGTTGAGCCACCGGAGTGGTTCGCAGAAGAAGATCTCCCTCTCGCCACGATCATGTGGCAACTGACAACCAAAGAACTCTGCGGTCAGGGCCTGCTGTGCGTGACTGACCTGGCGGTACTTGAGCGGTGGTGCGTGGCCTATGAGTTCTGGCGACGTGCCGTGAAAAATATTGCCAGCCAGGGCAACACCATCACCGGTGCAATGGGCGGCAGGGTCAAAAACCCGGAGCTGACCGCCAAGAAAGAACAGGAGTCCGAGATGAGCAGCACGGGGGCAATGCTCGGACTCGACCCCAGCAGCCGCCAGCGTCTGATAGGCCTGGCGGGGCAGAAGAAAGCCACTAACCCGTTTCTGAAAATCATCGAATCATGAGCCGGAAATCTTACCCCAACGTAAATGCTGCCAATCAGTATGCCCGTGATGTCGTGCGGGGAAAGATTGTGGCCTGCCAGTTTGTGATTCAGGCCTGCCAGCGCCATCTTGATGACCTGATGGCGGAAAAAAGTAAGTCGTTTCGTTACCGCTTCGACAAGGACCTGGCTGAACGGGCCGCGAAATTTATTCAGCTGTTGCCACACACCAAGGGGGAGTGGGCATTCAAGAGGATGCCCATCACGCTGGAGCCGTGGCAGCTCTTTGTGATCTGCTGTGCGTTTGGCTGGGTCAATAAAGGCTCCCGGCTGCGCCGCTTCCGTGAGGTGTATACCGAAATCCCCCGTAAGAACGGCAAATCGGCAATCTCTGCCGGTGTCGCCCTGTATTGTTTTGCCTGTGATAACGAGTTTGGCGCGGAAGTGTATTCCGGTGCCACGACAGAGAAACAGGCGTGGGAAGTCTTTCGCCCGGCGCGACTGATGTGTAAACGCACACCCATGCTGACGGAAGCGTTCGGGATTGAGGTTAACGCCTCAAACATGAACCGTCCGGAAGATGGCGCGCGGTTTGAACCGCTGATCGGTAACCCCGGTGATGGTTCATCACCCCACTGTGCGGTGGTGGATGAATATCACGAGCACGCCACAGATGCGCTTTACACCACGATGCTTACCGGGATGGGGGCGCGACGTCAGCCACTGATGTGGGCCATTACCACCGCCGGGTACAACATTGAGGGGCCGTGCTACGACAAGCGGCGGGAAGTCATCGAGATGCTCAACGGCTCGGTGCCTAACGATGAACTGTTCGGGATCATCTATACCGTTGACGAAGGCGATGACTGGACCGACCCGCAGGTGCTGGAAAAAGCTAACCCGAATATTGGCGTGTCGGTTTATCGCGAATTTTTGTTAAGTCAGCAGCAGCGTGCGAAAAATAACGCCCGTCTGGCAAACGTCTTTAAAACAAAACACCTCAATATCTGGGTGTCGGCGCGTTCGGCGTATTTCAACCTGGTGAGCTGGCAGAGCTGCGAGGATAAATCACTGACCCTTGAGCAGTTCGAGGGGCAGCCGTGCATTCTGGCCTTTGACCTGGCGCGTAAGCTGGATATGAATAGCATGGCGCGACTTTATACCCGCGAGATTGACGGTAAAACGCATTACTACAGTGTGGCCCCGCGTTTCTGGGTACCGTATGACACGGTGTACAGCGTCGAGAAAAATGAAGATCGCCGGACAGCCGAACGCTTTCAGAAATGGGTGGAAATGGGCGTTCTGACCGTTACCGATGGTGCGGAGGTGGATTATCGCTACATCCTCGAGGAGGCCAAAGCGGCGAACAAAATCAGCCCGGTCAGTGAGTCACCCATCGACCCCTTCGGGGCGACCGGGTTGTCACATGACCTTGCTGATGAAGACCTGAACCCCATCACTATCATTCAGAACTACACCAACATGTCCGACCCGATGAAAGAGCTGGAAGCGGCAATTGAATCAGGGCGCTTTCATCATGATGGCAATCCCATCATGACCTGGTGTATCGGTAACGTGGTCGGCAAAACCATTCCGGGTAACGATGATGTGGTGAAGCCCGTCAAAGAGCAGGCGGAAAACAAAATCGATGGTGCAGTTGCGCTGATTATGGCGGTTGGCAGAGCCATGCTGTACGAGAAAGAAGACACGCTGTCTGACCACATTGAGTCCTATGGGATCCGCTCGCTTTAACTGAGGTAATTATGATCATGCTGATTCTCGCGCCTCTGGTGGGCGTGCTGGGGGCGCTTTTGCTGGCGTATGGTGCCTGGCTGATTTATCCCCCGGCGGGGTTTGTTGTTGCCGGGGCGTTGTGCCTGTTCTGGTCGTGGCTGGTGGCGCGATATCTCGACCGTACACAGTCGTCTGTCGGCGGAGGTAAATAGTGTTCTTTTCGGGATTATTTCAACGAAAAAGTGACGCACCGGTGACCACGCCAGCAGAGCTGGCGGATGCTATCGGGTTGTCCTACGACACCTATACCGGAAAGCAGATCAGCAGCCAGCGGGCCATGCGACTGACGGCGGTTTTTTCCTGTGTCAGGGTGCTGGCGGAGTCGGTCGGGATGTTGCCCTGCAACCTGTATCACCTGAACGGCGGCCTGAAGCAGAGAGCCACCGGCGAACGTCTGCATAAGCTGCTCTCCACGCATCCCAATGGCTATATGACGCCGCAGGAGTTCTGGGAGCTGGTGGTCACCTGTCTGTGCCTGCGGGGAAACTTTTACGCCTACAAAGTGAAAGCATTTGGCGAAGTGGCTGAACTGCTGCCCGTCGATCCCGGCTGTGTGGTACCGAAACTTAACAGTAGCTGGGAGCCGGTCTATCAGGTCACATTCCCGGATGGCTCCACGGATGTACTGAGCCAGGAGGATATCTGGCATGTGCGCACGCTGACGCTGGACGGACTGGTGGGGCTGAATCCCGTCGCCTATGCCCGCGAGGCAATATCGCTGGCAGCTGCGACCGAAGAGCACGGGGCCAGACTGTTCAGCAATGGCGCGGTGACGTCGGGTGTGTTGCGTACAGAGCAGACGCTGTCAGATCAGGCTTATGAGCGCCTGAAGAAAGATTTTGAGGAGCGTCACACCGGGCTTGGCAATGCTCACCGCCCGATGATCCTTGAGATGGGGCTGGACTGGAAGTCGATGGCGCTGAACGCCGAGGACAGCCAGTTCCTGGAAACCCGCAAGTTTCAGCTTGAAGAAATCTGTCGTCTGTTCCGGGTGCCGTTGCACATGGTGCAGAACACCGATCGCGCCACCTTCAACAATATCGAAGAGCTGGGGCTGGGATTTATCAACTATTCACTGGTGCCGTATCTGACCCGCATCGAACAGCGGATCAACACCGGACTGGTACGAAAAAGTAAGCAGGGCGTTTATTACGCCAAATTTAACGCCGGGGCGTTACTGCGCGGGGATATGAAGTCCCGTTTTGAAGCCTACGCCACCGGGATCAACTGGGGAATTTACTCTCCCAATGACTGCCGCGACCTGGAAGATATGAATCCGCGTCCCGGTGGGGATGTCTATCTCACACCGATGAACATGACCACGAAACCCTCCGATGGCAGTAAGGCCGGTAAGCAGAAGGATAACGCCAATGCAGACGAAACAACGTCTTGATGTACCGCTGAGTCTGAAATCTGTCAGTGACTCCGGTGAGTTTGAAGGGTATGGCTCCGTCTTTGGTGTAAAGGACAGCCACGATGATGTGGTGATGTCCGGGGCATTTGCTGCTTCCCTGCGGGCGTGGAGTGACAGAAAAGCGTTACCTGCGCTGCTCTGGCAGCACCGCATGGATGAACCCATCGGTGTTTACACCGAAATGAAGGAAGACGATGTCGGGCTTTACGTCAGGGGACGGTTGCTTATTGATGATGATCCCCTGGCAAAACGCGCACATGCACACATGAAGGCCGGTTCGTTAACCGGCCTTTCTATTGGGTACGTCCTGAAAGACTGGGAATACGACCGGAGCAAAGAAGCCTTTCTGCTGAAAGAAATCGACCTCTGGGAAGTCAGCCTGGTGACGTTTCCGTCTAACGACGAGGCGCGGATCAGCGACGTCAAGAACGCGCTGGCCCGCGGGGAAATCCCTGAACAGAAAAAAATCGAAAGAGTCCTGCGTGATGTCGGACTCTCCCGTACCCAGGCCAAAGCATTCATGGCCGGGGGCTATGGCGCACTGTCCCTGCGCGACGCTGAGGATGTGGGCTCTGCACTGAATGCACTGAAAAATCTGAACTTCTAATCAGGAGAAATACGATGGCGGTTGATATTAAAGATGTGGAACAGGTCGCGCAGGAGCTGCAGCAGAAGTTTGACGACTTCAAGGCAAAGAACGACAAGCGCGTGGATGCGATTGAGCAGGAAAAAGGCAAACTTGCCGGGCAGGTGGAAACCCTGAACGGGAAACTCAGCGAGCTGGAAAATCTCAAAAGCGACCTTGAAAAAGAGCTGCTTGAGCTGAAACGTCCGGCAGGTGGTGTGCAAAATAAACTGGCCACTGAGCATAAAGAAGCGTTTGTGGGCTTTCTGCGTAAAGGCCGTGAAGACGGTCTGCGCGATCTGGAGCGCAAGGCATTACAGGTGGGCACCGATGAAGACGGTGGCTATGCCGTGCCGGAAGCACTGGATCGCAACATTCTCACCCTGCTGAAAGATGAAGTGGTGATGCGCCAGGAAGCCACGGTGATCACCGTTGGCGGTTCCGACTACAAAAAACTGGTGAATCTGGGCGGCACGGCTTCCGGATGGGTGGGCGAGACTGACGCGCGCTCCCAGACTGCCACCTCAAAACTGGGCCTGATTGAACCTTTCATGGGGGAAATCTACGGCAACCCGCAGGCTACCCAGAAAATGCTGGATGATGCCTTTTTCAACGTGGAGGCCTGGATCAACAGCGAGCTGGCAACCGAATTTGCCGAACAGGAAGAAATTGCCTTTACCACCGGCGATGGTACCAAGAAGCCGAAAGGGTTCCTGGCGTATGAATCCACGGATGAAACCGACAAGGTCCGGGCGTTCGGCAAACTTCAGCATATTGTATCCGGCGACGCGACTGCGGTGACCGCAGACGCCATTATCAAACTGATTTACACGCTGCGAAAGGCACACCGCACTGGCGCGAAGTTCATGATGAACAACAACAGCCTGTTTGCCATCCGTCTGCTTAAAGACAGCGAGGGTAACTATCTGTGGCGTCCGGGGCTGGAACTGGGGCAGCCGTCCTCTCTGGCGGGTTACGGTATCGCTGAAAACGAACAGATGCCGGATATCGCCGCTGATGCGAAAGCCATTGCATTTGGTAACTTCAAGCGGGGTTACACCATCGTTGACCGTATCGGCACCCGCATTCTGCGTGACCCGTACACCAATAAACCGTTTGTCGGTTTTTATACCACCAAGCGCACCGGCGGGATGCTGGTCGATTCGCAGGCCATCAAACTGCTGAAGATTGCAGCGGCGTAATCATTCAGGGGCGCGGAACCGCGCCCCCTGTTCTGACGGGTGAAGAATCATGATCCTGAAACAAGATCTGAAATGGTCACCGGACGGCATGCGTGTTGAGGTCATTCGGGCCGGTGAGTATGACGAGGGGGCGCTTCCTGCCCGGGTGCAGGAGATTGCACTTCAGGCCGGGTTAGCAGAGCGCGGAACCAGTGCAAAAAGCAGTAAAGCGGCAAAAGAGAAAAAAGCCACGACCAGTAAAGAGGGCTGAGTATGCTTCTGACAATGGAAGAGATTAAAGCCCAACTCCGGCTGGATGAGGATTTTGATGCTGATGACCGCCATCTGCAACTGCTGGCCTGTGCGGCACAAAAGCGGACGGAAACGTATCTGAACCGGAAGCTCTATGCACCGGATGAAACCATTCCGGACAGCGATCCGGACGGGCTGCACCTGCCGGATGATATTCGTCTGGGGATGCTGATGCTTATCAGCCATTTTTACGAAAACCGCTCGTCGGTTACGGAAGTGGAGAAACTCGACATGCCGCAGAGTTTTGGCTGGCTTGTCGGCCCGTACAGGTACTTTCCGCAATGAAAATTCGTCAGGCGCAGACCAGCGCAACCTACATTCTGCCGGACCCCGGCGAACTGAATAAACGCGTCCTGATCCGCCAGCGGGTGGATATGCCCGCGGATAACTTTGGCGTGGAGCCTCAATACCCGGTTGCGTTCCGGGCATGGGCGAAGGTTATCCAGACCAGTGCCACCACCTGGCAGGAAACCGCGCAGATCGGAGACGCCATCACCCATTACATCACCATTCGCTACCGCCGGGGGATCACTGCTGATTATGAGGTGGTCTGTGATGACAGTGTGTACCGGGTGAAACGTCAGCGTGATCTGAACGGGGCGCGGCGCTTTCTGCTGCTGGAGTGTACGGAACTGGGTGCCGAAGAACAAATGGGAGGACGCAGTGGAGCAGACAGCATTTTTACACGTTGATTTCAAACAACCGGAGGAGATGGAGTTTAACCGTGCCAGGCTCCGAAGGGCATTTGTTCAAATCGGGCGTGTCTATATGCGTGATGCCCGGCGGCTGGTGATGCGACGTGGTCGGTCTGCTCCAGGTGAAAACCCCGGCTATCAGACCGGACGACTTGCGCGTTCTATAGGTTATTACGTCCCCCGTAAAAGCTCCCGTCGTTCTGGCCTGATGGTCAGGATTTCCCCTAACCAGAAAAACGGGCAGGGTAACCGGCGTTTTCCTGAAGGTTCTGCGTATTATCCGGCGTTTCTGTATTACGGTGTGCGTCATGCCGCATACGGGATGAGCAAAAAGGATAAGCGCCAGAAAAAGCAGCATTCATCCCGCTGGCGGCTGGCACCACGTAATAACTTTATGGCTGATGTCATCGACCAGCGTCGTTACTGGACACAAAAGTTACTGTCCCGTGAGTTACAGCGGTCATTACGTCCTGTAAGAAGGAAAAAAACATGAAACTGACGCCTGTTATTGCTGCGCTGCGTGCCCGCTGCCCGTATTTTGAAAACCGGGTGGCAGGCGCGGCCCAGTTCAAAAATCTGCCGGAGGTCGGAAAGCTGAGACTCCCGGCGGCGTATGTGGTACCGGGGGATGATTCTCCGGGAGAAAACAAAAGCCAGACCGACTATTGGCAGGAGCTGAAAGAGGGCTTCTCCGTGGTTGTCATACTGAGTAACGGGCGTGATGAGCGCGGTCAGTTTGCTTCGTATGATGTGGTGGACGATGTCCGGCAGATGCTCTTTAAGGCCCTGCTGGGCTGGAACCCGGAAGCGTGCGGTAACCCGATTAACTATGACGGCGGCACGCTGCTGGATCTGAATCGTCATGAGCTGATTTATCAGTTCGATTTTTCGGTCATCAGCGAGCTGACTGAAGACGATACCCGCCAGCAGGATGACCTGAACAGTCTGGATGAACTGCGAACGCTGGCGATTGATGTTGATTATCTCGATCCCGGTAACGGGCCTGACGGCGATATCGAACATCACACCGAAATAACCCTTCCTTCCTGAGAATCTTCATGTTTGTGAAACCTGTTAAAGGGCGGTCAGTGCCTGACCCTGCCCGCGGTGACCTTTTGCCCGCCGAAGGGCGAAATGTTGACGAGAACAACTACTGGCTGCGCCGTGAAGCAGCGGGTGATATCCGGCGCGTGAATAAAAAGGTGAACACCGATGACGATAAGCTTTAACACCATTCCGTCGAATACGCTGGTTCCGCTGTTTTATGCGGAAATGGATAACCAGGCGGCGAATACTGCACAGGACAGCGGAGCATCGCTGCTGATTGGTCATGCCAATAACGGTGCAGAGATTGTTGCCAACAGTCTGGTGCTGATGCCGTCGGCAGACTATGCACGCCAGATTTGTGGTGCGGGAAGTCAGCTGGCGCGTATGGTCGAGGCTTATCGCCAGACCGACCCGTTTGGTGAACTGTATGTAATTGCCGTTCCTGAATCCACGGGCGCGGCGGCAACGGTTACGCTGACGGTGACCGGGGCGGCAACCGAAACCGGCACGGTGAATGTCTATGTGGGACGTACCCGCGTGCAGGCTCCGGTGACCAACGGCGATAACGTCACGACGATTGCCAGCAGTATCAAAGATGCCATCAATGCCGTTCCGGCCATGCCGTTTACGGCTTCATCTTCGGCAGGCGTGGTCACACTGACCGCGCGTCATAAGGGGCTTTGCGGGAATGAAATTCCTGTCAGCCTCAATTACTACGGCTTTGGTGGGGGCGAAGTGCTGCCAGCGGGCGTACAGATTGCCGTGGCGACGGGGACCGCCGGAACGGGTGCTCCGGTTCTCACCGGCGCGGTGGCTGCAATGGCGGATGAGCCGTTTGATTATATCGGCCTGCCGTTCAACGACACGGCCTCCGTTAACACGCTGGTGACCGAGATGAACGATACCAGCGGTCGCTGGAGCTATGCGCGTCAGCTGTATGGTCATGTGTATACGGCAAAGATCGGCACGCTGTCAGAACTGGTGACCGCAGGTGACCAGTTTAACCAGCAGCACATTACCCTGGCGGGGTACGAAAAAGAGACCCAGACGCCTGCCGACGAACTGGCGGCAAGCCGTACCGCCCGCGCAGCGGTGTTTATTCGCAACGATCCGGCACGTCCCACGCAGACCGGTGAGCTGGTGGGTATGCTGCCTGCGCCGAAGGGGAAACGGTTCACGATGACCGAACAACAGACCCTGCTGTCTCATGGCGTGGCAACGGCGTATGTCGAAAGCGGGGTACTGCGCATTCAGCGTGATGTCACCACGTACAGGAAAAACGCTTACGGGGTTGCGGATAACAGCTACCTAGACAGTGAGACGCTGCATACCAGCGCGTATGTACTGCGCAAACTGAAATCCGTCATTACCAGTAAGTACGGGCGTCACAAGCTTGCCAGTGACGGTACCCGCTTTGGTCCCGGTCAGGCGATTGTCACCCCGGCGGTGATCAAAGGGGAACTGCTGGCAACCTACCGTCAGCTTGAGCGTGCGGGGATCGTGGAAAACTACGAACTGTTTAAGCAGTACCTGGTTGTGGAGCGTGATGCCAGCGATCCGAACCGCCTGAACACGCTGTTCCCGCCTGACTATGTTAACCAGTTGCGTGTCTTTGCCGTGGTTAACCAGTTCCGTCTTCAGTATTCAGAGGAGTCTGCATAATGGCCCGTATCGGGGGAACCTGTTATTTCAAAATTGACGGTCAGCAGCTATCGCTGACCGGCGGCATTGAGGTGCCCATGAACAGGACGGTTAATGATGACATCATCGGCCTGGACGGTTCAGTGGACCGCAAGGAAACTCACCGTGCACCTTATGTCAAAGGGACCTTCAAGGTGCCGAAGAATTTTCCGGTGAGCAAAATCACCTCGTCTGATGAGATGACCATCACTGCCGAGCTGGCGAACGGTCAGGTCTATGTATTGTCGTCTGCCTGGCTGCACGGTGAAGCGAACCATAATGCCGAAGAAGGCACGGTTGATCTTGAGTTCCACGGTGAAGAAGGGGATTACCAGTGATTGAGCTTGTACTTAAAAAACCGATCATCGCCCACAAAGAAACACTGCATGTGCTGGAAATACGTGAGCCTACGTATGACGAGATTGAGGCGCTGGGGTTCCCTTTCTCTGTTTCGCCTGATGGTGGTATGAAAATGGACAGTCAGGTAGCGCTGAAATATATCCCGCTTCTGGCCGGGATCCCGCGCTCGTCTGCAGCGCAGATGACGAAGCTGGATATTTTCAAGGCAGGCATGATTGTAATGCGTTTTTTTACCGGCTTGGAGACGGAAGAGACCTCCGGAAGCGATTCTACAATGTCGCGTGGTTCTGGAAATTAAACCCCCTTGAACTTCGCCGGACGGCTATTTCCCACTTTGCTGATCTGGAGGCAGAGGCCGTCCGTATAAATGAGGAGATGAAGCATGGCTGATAATTTTCAGCTGAAAGCCATCATCACCGCCGTTGACAGGCTATCCGGCCCGCTTAAAGGTATGCAGCGTCAGCTTAAGGGGTTTCAGAAAGAAGTCTCCAGCCTTGCTCTGGGCGCTGCCGGGGCGGGTACTGCAATAATGGGGGCACTGGCACTCCCTGTAAAATCAGCCATCACCCTTGAATCGAAGATGGCTGATGTCCGCAAAGTGGTGGACGGTCTGGATACGCCGGATGCGTTTAAGGCCATGACGGAGCAGGTACGCGCTTTGTCTACTGAGCTTCCCATGTCTGCAGACGGGATCGCGGAAATTGTGGCGGCTGGCGGTCAGGCCGGGATTGCACGTGATGAACTGATGCAGTTTGCCACTGATGCGGTGAAGATGGGCGTGGCCTTTGATACCACGGCTGAAGAGTCCGGGCAGATGATGGCCCAGTGGCGTACTGCGTTTAATATGACGCAGGATGAAGTGGCCGGGCTGGCTGACAAAATCAACTACCTTGGTAATACCGGCCCGGCGAATGCGAAGAAAATCTCCGATATTGTTACGCGTATTGGTCCTTTAGGTGGTGTTGCAGGTGTGGCTTCCGGCGAAATCGCGGCAATGGGGGCAACCATTGCCGGGATGGGCGTGGAGTCAGAAATTGCCGCCACAGGGATCAAGAACTTCATGCTTTCCCTGACCGCGGGAAATTCCGCGACAAAATCGCAGAAACAGGCATTACGTTTTCTGCGGATCAATCCGAAGAAATTAGCTGCTGATATGCAGAAAGATGCCCGGGGAACCATGCTGTCTGTACTGGATGCGATGGCTAAAGTGCCTAAAGAAAAACAGGCAGCTGTGCTGAATGCCCTGTTCGGGAAAGAGTCTCTGGGCGCGATAGCTCCTCTGTTGACTAACCTTGATTTGTTGCGTACCAACTTCAGGCGGGTTGCGGATTCCCAGCAGTATGGCAGTTCGATGCAGAAGGAATATGCTTCGAGGGCAGCGACGACGGAAAACCAGCTTTTACTTCTGCAAAATCAACTTGATGCCATTTCTTCCACTCTGGGGGAAACGTTTCTTCCTGAGGTTAATGATGGTCTTGAAGCGGTAAAACCGCTCCTTGAGGAAGTGAGAACGTTTGTCCGTGAAAACCCGGAGCTCGTTAAGACCATTGCTAAAATCGGTCTGGCTTTACTGACAGTGGGGGCCGCTGCAGGCTCTTTGTCCAGAATCATGAAAGTTCTCGGCGGTGTGATGAATATGACGCCTGCTAAGGGGCTGATTGCTCTTCTGGTTGGTGGCGCTTACCTCATTATTGATAATTGGGAAACCGTAGGTCCTGTCATAAAAAAAGTCTGGCACGTGGTGGATGAAACGGCGCAGATGATGGGGGGATGGGAAACTGTTCTGAAAGCGATTGCCCTGTTTATGGCAACCAAATGGGTTGCTGACGTTACCAAATCCATTACCGCAGTGACCAGAGAGATGCGTACGCTGGGGAAGGTATCGGCAGAAACGGGATTGATGGGGAAAGGCCGCGGCTTTATCGGGAAGGCCGGGGTATATGGTTTTCTGGGAACCCTGATGTATGAGCCGGTTAAAGATACTCTGGAAAGTGTTGTTCCTGAAGATACGGTTAACTGGCTGGATAATAAAGGGCTGTTTCTGGCTTCAGACTGGACGCCTTTTTTTGATCGTAAAGAGTACGAGCAGTATCAGGCCAGCCTGAGTCAGTACAAACCCAATGTTCCGCTGTTGAATCCATCTTCTTCCATGACACAGCACAGCGAGCTGAAAGTCACGTTCGAGAATGCTCCGCCAGGTATGAAGATAATTGATGTACCGGGCAAAGCCGATCCCCTGATGAAAATCACGCACGATGTGGGGTATTCTCCATTCAGACGATAATATAACTACTTTAATCAAGTAGGGTTATTGAGTGGTAAAGTTTGTGCTGAATGTAGGAGAGAATATGAAGAAAATGTTTATATTGTTGTTGGCTGTAGGACTGCCATTAAACTCCTTTGCGAAGCCAGTAACGGAAAAGCAGCTTGCTACATACTTTATAGATAACGTTAAAACTTCAGCGGATAAGAATATAGATCTAGATGTAGAGGGAATAAATAGACTGTCTGTAATATGCCCAGCAAAGTCGGCAAGTGGAACTCTTTTAATAAAAAAAGCATCCTACGAGTTTAATAAAAGCATTGGTGCTTTTGATTTTGAAAATAACTCACAATCTGCACCATTGACTTTTATTGTACCAATTAGTGAGGATGAAAATAACTTTGACTCGGAAATTATTGGTTTCTCTTTTGCATTTAAAATGCCAAGAGGGCAATTCTTTGTTGATGTTACGAAAACAGGGAAGGTAAAGGCTGGCGTAAATATTAGTGGTGAAAGCGGAATTACTTATTCATCATGTAGAATAGATACTCATAATGTTGATTATGATCGTTAATTTTATTACCTAATAAAAAACCGCGTTTACACGCGGTTTTTATTTGAGGTGACGCCATGGATTTTTCTCATATTTCTTCGTACCTATCCTCTGATTCTCGAAGTGGCTGGCGTGAAAAGCTACTTGAAGCATCATTTCGAGGTGTGCCGTTTAAGGTTGAAGAAGAAAGTGCGGGAACCGGTCGCCGTGTGGAAACACACGAATATCCGAACCGCGACAAGCCCTATACCGAAGATCTGGGAAAAGTCACTTTCCGCCCGTCCATCACAGCTTATGTGGTGGGAGATGACTGCTTTGACCAGCGCGATCGCCTGATTGAAGCGCTGAATAAACCCGGTCCCGGCACGCTTGTCCACCCGACATATGGTGAGCTGAAAGTCTGTGTTGACGGGGAAGTTCGGGTCAGCACATCGAAAAGTGAAGGGCGTATTGTCCGCTTTGACCTGAAGTTTGTCGAAGCAGGAGAACTCTCTTACCCCACATCAGGTGCGGCGACGGCGCAGACGCTGATGTCATCCTGTTCTGCACTGGATGACTGCATCAGTGACAGCTTCAGCGGTTTCAGTATCGATGGTGTGGCGGATTTCGTGCAGAACGACGTTATCGGTAATGCCAGCATAATGCTGGGGTATGTTTCTGATGCGATGAAAGTGGTGGATTCTGCCGTATCGGATGCCGCCAGGCTGTTGCAGGGGGATATCTCGGTACTTCTGCCGCCGCCATCGTCAGGCAAAAATTTCGTTGAGCAGGTGCAGAAAATGTGGCGTACCGGGAAACGCCTTTATGGTAACGCCAGCGACCTGGTCACCATGATCAAAACGCTTTCCGGTGTCAGCCTCGGCAGCGATCTGCAACCGCGCGGCGTCTGGAAAACGGACAGTAAAACCACCGCTACGGCGACGCAGCAGCGTAACGTGGTTGCCAGCACCCTTCGTACGACCGCAATCAGCGAAGCGGCGTGTGCCGTCACCCGATTGCCTGCGCCAACAACTTCCGCGGTGATGCAGAATGCCGCAGTGGGGCAGGCAACAACAGCTGCGCAGAGCACCGGCTGGCCTTCCGTTACGCATTCGGCACTGAACAATGCACCGGCGGTGAAAAACACGGTTGATCTGCCGACGTGGGAAGAACTGACTGACATTCGCGACACACTGAATACGGCAATTGATAAGGAGTTGTCCCGTACAACCAGTGATGCGCTGTTTCTGGCGCTGCGCCGGGTGAAAGCAGATCTGAATGCGGATATCAACACGCGCCTTGAACAGTCTGCACGGATCATTCAGCGCACGCCGGATGAGGTTTTACCCGCGCTGGTGCTGGCGGCGACCTGGTTTGATAACGCGGCGCGTGACGCGGACATTATCCGGCGTAATGCCATTACGCATCCCGGCTTTGTGCCGGTGATCCCTCTGAAGGTGCCAGTGCAATGAACGACAATGTCACGCTACGGGTAAATGGCCGGGAGTGGAATGGCTGGACATCGGTGCGCATCGGTGCCGGTATTGAACGGCTGGCGCGGGATTTCAGTGTGGAGATCACCCGCCAGTGGCCGGGTGATGAGGGTATCACCACGCTTCAGCCGCGCATTAAAAACGGTTCAAAAGTGGAGGTGCTGATTGGTGATGAGCTGGTGATCACCGGCTGGGTGGAGGCGACGCCCGTTCGTTACGATGCCCGTTCGGTCAGCACCGGTATTGCCGGACGCAGTCTGACCGCTGACCTGATTGACTGTGCAGCCGAACCGACACAGTTTAACGGACGATCACTGGTACAGATTGCGCAGGCGCTTGCTGCGCCCTTCGGCATTGAGGTGGTGAACAGCGGTGCGCCGTCGGGTGTTATTCCTGATGTCCAGCCTGATCACGGTGAAACGGTGATCGAGGTGATTAACAAAATACTCGGTCAGCAGCAGGCGCTGGCTTATGACGACACGCACGGCAGGCTGGTGATTGGCGGTATTGGCTCAACGCGGGCACATACCGCGCTGGTACTTGGGGAAAACATCCTTTCCTGCGATACGGAGAAGAGTATCCGGGAGCGGTTTTCTGTTTACCAGGTGGCGGGGCAGCGTGCCGGAAACGACGATGATTTCGGTGAGGCCACCACCACCGCGCTGCGGGCCCGCACAGAGGACGCATTTATTGCCCGTTACCGTCCGATGTATATCAGGCAGACAGGGCAGGCTACGGGGGCAGGCTGTATTGCGCGTGTTGACTTTGAAGCCCGACAACGGGCGGCGCGGACGGATGAAACCACCTATGTGGTGCAGGGCTGGCGACAGGGTAATGGTACGCTGTGGCAGCCCAACCAGCGGGTGATTGTCTTCGATCCGGTCTGTGGTTTCGACAATACCGAACTGCTTGTCTCGGAAGTCACGTTTACTCAGGACCAGAACGGCACCCTGACGGAAATCCGTGTCGGCCCACCTGATGCTTATCTGCCTGAACCCGAAGCCCCCGGCGCGCGGAAAAAGAAAAAAGCCAGAGTACAGGAGGACCCGTTCTGATGAGGACGATTGAAGCCATGCAGCGACAACTCCTCGGCCTGATTGGGCGGGCAGTGGTGAAAAGTATCAGTGCCGCCACGAAATGTCAGACCGTGGATGTGTCCCTGATTGCCGGTGAACCCAAAGCCGGGGTTGAACATCTTGAACCCTACGGTTTTACCGCAAGGGCAAACAGCGGTGCGGAAGCGGTGGTGTTGTTTCCGGATGGTGACCGTTCTCATGCGGTGGTTGTTACGGTGTCGGACCGGCGCTACCGCCTGAAAGGGCTGCAGACGGGTGAGGTGGCTGTCTATGACGATCAGGGGCAGTCCGTGACGCTGACCCGGGAGGGGATCGTGGTGGACGGTGCAGGTAAAACGATCACGTTTCGCAATTCACCTAAAGCACGTTTTGAAATGGACCTGGAAGTGACAGGACAGGTGAAAGACCTGTGCGACTCCGGCGGCACCACCATGTCAGCGATGCGGCTTGCCTATAACGGGCATCGTCACAGAGAGAACGGTCAGGGCAGTAACACCGACAAACCTGATAAAGCGATGGAGGCATGATGGAACTGTGGCTGACGGTGAACGGTAAACGCACCTGCGCCAGCGCACCGCTGGATCCGCTGACCCGCGCCGTGGTGATTTCCCTGTTTACCTGGCGGCGGGCGGAGCCTGATGACAACGCCGACGTCCCGATGGGATGGTGGGGGGATACCTGGCCTGCGGTACAGAATGACCGTTACGGCTCCCGGCTGTGGCTGCTTCAGCGCAGCAAACTGACCAATCAGCTGGTGCTGACGGTAAGGGGGTATATCCGCGAATGCCTGCAATGGATGATTGATGACGGCGTGGTGTCCCGTATTGATCTGGATATCCGCCGCACCGGGATTAATGAACTGGGTAACAGTATCACTCTCTGGCGTCGTGACGGACCGGTAATGATTTCTTTTGATGATCTGTGGAGTGCGATAACGCATGGCGGACAGTGAATTTCAGCGCCCGACGCTGGCAGAAAATATCAGTATGCTCCGTAACGATTTATTCGCCAGGCTGGACGTCAGCGACACGCTCCGGCGCATGGATGAAGACGTGCGGGCAAAGGTGTATGCGGCGGCGCTGCATACGGTTTACGGGTACATCGATTATCTGGCAATGAACATGCTGCCTGACCTGTGCGATGAGTCCTGGCTGGCGCGACATGCTGCGATGAAACGGTGTCCGCGCAAGGGGGCCACGGCTGCCAGCGGGTATATGCGCTGGGAAGGTGTCAGCGATGGCCTGAAGGTGACCGCCGGGAGTGTTATTCAGCGCGATGACCTGGTTCAGTATACTGCAACTGCCGATGCAACCAGCTCCGGTGGTGTCCTGCGCGTGCCGATCGCCTGCTCAAATGCAGGCGCGGTCGGTAACGCTGACGACGGTACGGCATTAATCCTGGTCACGCCGGTGAATGGTCTGCCGTCTTCCGGTGTGGCTGACACCCTGACAGGCGGATTTGATACTGAAGAGCTGGAAACGTGGCGCGCCCGCGTCATTGAGCGGTATTACTGGACGCCGCAGGGCGGGGCTGACGGGGACTATGTCGTCTGGGCTAAAGAAGTGCCCGGCATTACCCGCGCATGGACATACCGTCACTGGATGGGAACGGGAACTGTCGGTGTGATGATTGCCAGCAGTGACCTGATTAATCCCATTCCTGAAGAATCAACGGAAACGGCGGCAAGACAACATATCGGGCCACTGGCTCCGGTGGCAGGTTCTGATTTGTATGTGTTCAGGCCGGTGGCACATACGGTGGATTTTCATATCCGCGTGACGCCGGACACACCGGAAATACGGGCTGCCATCACCGCGGAGTTGCGTTCGTTCCTGCTGCGTGATGGTTATCCGCAGGGAGAACTGAAGGTATCGCGTATCAGTGAGGCGATTTCCGGTGCGAACGGGGAATACAGCCATCAGTTGCTTGCACCGGCAGACAATATCTCCATTGCAAAAAATGAACTGGCGGTACTGGGGACGATTTCATGGACGTGACAAACGATGATTACATCCGTCTGTTGTCGGCACTGTTGCCCCCCGGTCCGGCGTGGTCAGCCAGCGATCCGGCGATTGCCGGTGCGGCACCGTCATTAACCCGCGTTCATCAGCGTGCGGATGCCCTGATGCGGGAGCTGGATCCGCGCACCACCACTGAACTGATAAACCGCTGGGAGCGTCTGTGCGGTCTGCCGGATGAATGTATTCCCGCAGGGACACAGACCCTTCGTCAGCGTCAGCAACGGCTGGATGCGAAGGTTAACCTGGCGGGCGGCATCAACGAGAATTTTTATCTTGCACAGCTTGCTGCCCTGGGCAGACCAGACGCTACCATCACGCGATACGACAAAAGCACGTTCACCTGCTCATCGGCCTGTACTGACGCGGTGAATGCGCCGGAATGGCGGTATTACTGGCAGGTCAACATGCCAGCCGCCACAAACACCACCTGGATGACATGTGGCGATCCCTGTGATTCCGCGCTGCGTATCTGGGGCGACACCGTTGTCGAATGTGTGCTTAACAAACTCTGCCCGTCGCATACCTACGTAATTTTTAAATATCCGGAGTAATCCATGCATCGTATAGACACGAAAACCGCGCAGAAGGATAAGTTCGGCGCGGGTAAGAACGGTTTTACCCGTGGTAACCCCCAGACTGGCACACCTGCCACCGATCTGGATGATGACTACTTTGATATGTTGCAGGAAGAACTCTGCAGCGTGGTGGAGGCATCCGGTGCCAGCCTGGAGAAGGGGCGAAACGATCAGTTGCTTACCGCGCTTCGTGCTCTGCTGTTAAGCCGCAAGAATCCGTTTGGTGATATCAAATCGGATGGCACAGTGAAAACAGCTCTCGAAAACCTTGATTTAACGGACCTGGGTATCGGTAAAAATATCGCTGGTTCTAACATTAACTTGCTTTCGAGCGCAACAAGTTCTGGTTTTTATGCATACGGCGGTAATACAGACCCGGATTTTGGGATTGATTACGGAATGGTGCTAACGTTGTTGTATGATTCCGTATCAAAACAACGAGTGCAGATTTATCTTCCGCTAGCAAATTCTGCTGGAGCAACACCAATCATTCGTGCTGTAACCGGCAACACTACGATTTGGAAGTATAAGCTCTTTTCTGAAAAATATAAGCCAACGCCAGCAGATGTGGGGATGGGGTCTGGTGCGCCAGCTATCGGTGTCCCATTCTTCTGGCCCTCCGCAGCAATGCCGAATACGGTCATAAGCGAATGGTCTGACATGGTGTTTTTAAAATTTAACGGCGCGTCATTTTCTGCTGCGGTATACCCCAAACTTGCACAGGTGTTCCCTGGACTTACACTTCCCGAAGCTCGAGGCGAATTCCCGCGTATCTGGGATGATGGTCGTGGGGTCGATTCAGGAAGGGCATTGCTGAGTACTCAGGTGGATGCCATCCGAAATATCACTGGTGAAGTCGGTTTTGTTCAATATTTTGGGAATACTACAAATTCTGGTGCGCTTTATTCTGGGGGGGCACAAAACTTAACGAACCTCCAGCCAGGCGGAAGCACTGTTGCTCAAAGTATTCTCTTCAGCGCTGGAAAAGACCCATCGGTATCAATTGCAAACGAGAACCGACCGCGCAACATCGCATTCAATTTCCTGGTGAGGGCAAAGTAATGAAACCTGTCTTTGATGAAAATGGTCTGGCAACGCAGGCCGGTGATATTCGTTGTTTTTATTACGATGCAGTGACCATGGAATATGCTGGCTGGTCAGATGAATATATTAACGCTGGCGTCAGCATGCCGGGTAATTCAACAGATGTTGATCCAGGTGAAATGGTTGATGGAAAGGTTTTTATGTTCACGGGCACCGGATGGCGACAGGATGAAGATCATCGTGGTGAAACGGTATATTCAACCGATGATACCTCATCTTCCACTATAGATTATATCGGCCCAGTCAGGAAGGGGTACACAACTGTTGCGCCATCAGGACCATATCAAAAGTGGGACGGCAAAAAGTGGGTAACAGATACTGACGCACAGCACGTTGCCGATGTTGAAGCCGCTGAACAGAAGAAGGCTGCGTTACTGGCTGAAGCGCAGGATAAAATAAGTCTCTGGCAGACAGAATTGCGACTGGACATCATCAGTGATGGGGATAAGGAAAGTCTGATTGCGTGGGTGCAGTACATAAAAGCCATTCAGGCTATAGATACTTCATTTGCGCCAAATATCAACTGGCCCACCGAACCAGAATAGGAACGTTTGGGGAAGAGTTAGATTAAGGGATGAACTAATTGATGATTCATGCTTTTAATTACAACAGTGTAACTGGAGGTGTATTATTATAAAATAAAAAACGAGCGTGAGAAGGGGCAAAATAGACAATGGCAGCGCTTTTTATTTTGTGCTTTGAGTGTTTAACTCAAAGCACATGTTCTAATTATTTACTTTCGTATTTTAAGGGGGGTAGTTATGACCATTTGGTCAAACAAAACGTTTTAAAAATTCTGCGATGGGTTTTTCTATGTACATATGAATGACGCTGCCAAGCGCACAACTTATTATAAAGTATATTCCAATATATAGAAATACATTGGAATAATCAATAAGTCCGAAAGACACAAACATATATGATACCCAAGCTGTAATCAAACCATGCGTCAAATATATACTATATGAAGCATCACCGAGGAAAATAATAAGTTTAGCCGGTTTTATTTTACCTTCAAGGCTCAACGCTGCCCAGACACCATAAAAAGCGAAAAACCCCCATATCAAAGGACGATGCCATTCCCCCCCCATGTTTGTTGTAATATTAAAGTATTCACATAATAAGAATGTGGGAATAAACAAAGTTAATATTGTAAGCGCAATTGTTTTTTTTAACATAGCGCCCAGTAAGTATAATCGATACATAAACATACCCATAGCAAATACGACCATTTCTGGTCTTGCCAGTGTTTTCATGAACGGAAGAATTTCGAATATGATGCTGTTATTTTGATAAGTTAAAATATTAGCTACTATGGATATAGTTAAAAATAAGATCTCTATATACTCTAACCTTGATAATTTGATAGCAATAAAAAATGCAAAAGAAGTATAAAACAAAAATTCAAGTTGTAATGTCCAACCTATACTTAGAATTGCATCGCGATGCCAGTGAGTGAATGTAATACTCTCAAGATACCATTGAAGACTGATTTTTGTTTCGGGCCACCAATAAGCAATAGGTGGAGTTGGGGAAGATATATAATGTTTTACTATGAAGGCTGATAGAACGCAAAGGGCGGTAATTAAAGCATATACCGGGATTATTCTTATTACTCTTCGCATAAAAAAGTTCCCTGCAGATATTTTGAATTCTCCTTCTGATTGAGAGCCACCATATGCTACGTAAGGTATAATAAACCCACTAATTATGAAAAATATAATAACGCCAAATCCTCCCAGAGATGCAAGGATTTCGATATTCCCAATGCCATATTGTCCAAGTTCGGCATGTGCCAAAACCACCATAGCTGCAGCAATAAACCTTAGTGCTTGTATATTGAAAAGCGTTTTTCTTTTATTCATTTATATACTGACCCAATTTTGTAATTATGAAACTTTAATTGATAAGGTAAGCATACTAAATAACTGATAAAAATAATAGATCAATTGAAGGGAACACAATCAGGGTTGTGCCATCTGCTAAACTCCAAATATTAGGAATCACTAATACCAGAGCACTAATGGGGCTCTCCATGATGTACTGGGAACAATTGGACAAAATGGAAAGGGAAATGATTGTTGAGCGAACGCAGGCGGGATTAGCTGAGCACTCACTGGAGGTTGGATAGGTAGCCGTAGGCCAAACCTAACAGATGAACAATGGGCGCAGGCCGGGCGATTAATTGCATCAGGCGTTCCTCGCCAGAAGGTGGCGATCATCTATGATGTTGGTATATCGACACTGTATAAGAAGTTTCCGGTCGGAGATAAATGAAACCGTAGCACGTCGTATGCAAGAAGATCGTGCTGCGGTTTATGCTTATCACTTAAAGACTCAAAAATTAGGTGAGTAACGGACCGGGGACATAGCTCCTTTTTTTCTTAATTCATCTGGTATTTTTTTTCCAAGATAAAGATTTGCTATTTCAGGTGGGGCTTCTCGACCTTCAAAACCATAGCGAGAACTTTGTGTTGCCTCAAAGTCCGGATCCTCGTCCCAGTATTTCATCGTAGGGAAATTTTCACGTGTTGATTTGAGCCATTTATCAGCAATGAAAACCCCTCGAACGATCCCCCTTACAGTAGCAAGAATGACTTCTGCTTGGCTGGCGCGAGAGACATTAATGCGCCAGCTAAATCGAACCGCATCATAAAGCTCTGAATCCTTTGCACTTCTGTTAACGGAAATCATTAATGCTTTATGATGAAATGTTATGGTTTCGGGTTGATATGTTGCTATCAACTCTTTGACATGCGCGGCGCCGAATTCATTGCTGCCAGCACCATTCATGATATTCGTTAACCCAGGGTAGGCATCAATAAGTGCTGCTTCAACTTCGTACGCCGTCTTTTCATCAGTCATTCCATGTCGATGGATGACATGGATAACTTCAAGTCCCGCTAATCTTATTTCTCTGATTTGCTTTAGCTTGTTGCTCAGTAACTCGTCATCATCAGCCGCTGCCACTTCACCGCGCATATGGGCAAATACGCGGTTACCTTTGCCTTTCCCTACATAGAAGGTGCTTCCGTCCCTAGGATCAATCAATCGGTATACATACCAGCCAAGGTGTTCAATTACTCCAGAAGGAAACTCAGTAATATCCATTTTGCAATATCTGTGAATTATTTGTGAGACGTATATTAATGAACATTGCAAGGGCTCACAACTAGTAGTGTTGAGAAAGCCATCGGGAAAATGAGGCTAACCCTTTGAATTTACATAGCGCAAAAAGATACCTTTCCTCATAATGTGAGCTAATTTTATGTTTCGTTTGATGATCGGGTCGGTCTTGAAAACCGGAGTAGGGGCAACTCTACCGGGGGTTCAAATCCCCCTCTCTCCGCCACTTTATCAATGACTTATCTCCCGACTTCCCGCCTTGCTTTTCCTAAACAGAACAATCGTAGAATATTCTTGAAGGGTTAGATCGTCACTGTTTTCTGTTCGATACTGTGACATTCAGCACTTGATTCGCTATGGATCTGACAGGAAGGTTTCGAGCCAAAATCTGCAGTTATTCAGTCGTTTTCTTATCGGTCACCATTATTCTTTTAGACATTGATCCTACAAAGCTGCCGCAAAGTTGGTGGTGGGAACTGAAGTTGCGTAGAGAAGGGGTCAATACCCGGAGGCACACATGGGCTGGCAAAAGTGTAGCGGTATTAGGCGCAGCTATTTAGCCTAGTTATGTTTTATGAAAACTTGATATCATATAAGTGTCTTACTTATTGGCTGTGAATAAGTTTTTCCTAAGGAATTGTTTCTTGAGTATCATTTGTAACTGTAACGGAATTTATAATCCTTTGCTTTATTGTTACGGTATTTTTTATCACACCATATTTTTTATGTGGTTTTTTATACTGAAGTTTGGCAAAGTGAACTTTATATGCATATACTTCATCCTGGTTTCAGTTAAATTGGGTGGATGATATGGCAACTACATGTTCAGTTATATTGATTTTGGAGTCCTTTGATGTTTATTTCGGAAAAGATAGTGTGTTTCTGGAGAGAGGTTCATCTGTACTTGTCGACTCTAGCTCTAGAGATTTTTTCCTGACATATCCTGAAAGAGTGATAGTGGCGGATTTTGGCGCTGAGTTTATTAGTCGCTATTTGAAAGCTAATAACTTAAGGGATATTTCTGATTGTAGGGAATATCCATCTTATTTAAAAATAAACTTTGCTGACTTCAGTTTAATTAAAGGATTAATTAGTTGGGCTAATCACTGTGCTGAATACATAGAAATTTTTGATGAGTCTATTGCTTTTACATGTCTCTCTGCATTTTCTTCTGAAAAACAATTTGGAGTATTTCTGTTTGGATGTTTGAAAAGCACAGGGGCTAAAGTTAAAACGATTATTCATACGGATTTATCTGCACCATGGCGTCTTAAGGATATATCATCAAGATTATATCTCAGCGAAAGTTTACTAAAGAGGAAATTGAAAGAAGAGGGGGTATCATTCAGTAAGATCATACTTGATGAGAGGATGCAAATGGCTGAATATTTACTCAGCACTCGTTGTTATCCTATTAGTAAAGTAGCTAAGGTCTGTGGTTATGCCAGTATCTCATACTTTACTTATGTATTTAGACGTTATTTTGGTGTTTCTCCAAGTCAATACTCTCAGAGGAGTTCAGAAAGTAAAATTCTTACTCACCAGGGAATCTGATCATTGTTCTTGCCCCCTTATTTCCAGACAGGGGGTGTATCTTAAGTTAACGTTACCCGCTGACGTCGATATTCTCGCGGAGAGCGATAACCCAACGCACTGTGCGGATGGTTTTCATTGTAATGTTCGATCGCCACTGCAAGATTATGCAATGCCGTTCTTACATTCGGTTTCGGCATGAACGCGATGTAGTCTTCCTTCATCGTTTTCACGAACCTTTCTGCCATTCCATTACTCTGAGGACTGCTGATTGCCGTTGTGCAGGGCTCCAGATTCAACTCTCTGGCGAACTGCCGTGTTTCATGCGCTCTATACGCTGAACCGTTATCTGTCAGCCACTGGATGGACTGTTCCGGTACTTTATCGCCAAAGCGTTTTTCTATCGCTCCTAACATGACATCCTGCACTGTCGCTTTATCGTAACCTCCCGTGCTTGCGGCCCAGTCTATGGCTTCACGATCGCAACAGTCCAGGGCGAACGTAACACGCAGTTTTGAATCGCCACGGGTTTAACAGACACCTCAGAGTCATTTAAGATGGCTTAAAGAGAGGTGCCCATGAGCGGTAAGCGTTATCCCGAAGAGTTTAAAACTGAAGCAGTCAAACAGGTTGTTGATCGCGGTTATTCTGTTGCCAGCGTTGCAACACGTCTCGATATCACCACCCACAGCCTTTATGCCTGGATAAAGAAGTACGGTCCGGATTACTCCACTTTTTCATCAAGCCAATCCGCCCACCACTGCATCATTTCTCTGCGCTTATCGAGATACTGAGCATGGTTGTAAATACCGCGCACAGATCCGCCGTTGGCATGTGCCAGCTGCACTTCAATAGCGTCAGCAGGCCATTCGTGCTCGTTCATAATCGTGCTGAATTCATGCCTGAATCCGTGACCGCTTTCCAGACCTTCATAGCCGATTTGTTTGATCACAAGCAATACCGCGTTCTCGCAGATTGGCTTCTTCTTATCGTTGCGCCCGGCAAAAACAAACTCTGAGACTGGTTTGGTGATTGAGCTTAGCGTAGTGAGAAGTTCAACCACCTGGTCTGACATCGGGACCACATGAATTTTGCGTCCCTTCATCACACTGGCGTCGATGGTGATAATCCTGTTTTCAAAATCGACGTTCTTCCATAGCATGGAACGAAGCTCTTTCGTTCTTAGGGCTGTATAACGTAAAACTTTTGTCGCAATGAGCGATACGATACTTCCTGAAAATGTTGCCAGTGCTTTGTTGAATGCAGGCATCTGGTCTGCTGGAAGGAACGGGAAGTTCTTCTTGCGGTATCCTTTCATGGCGTCTGCAAGGTCAGGTGCCGGGTTATATTTAGCCCTTCCGGTGACAATAGCGTAACGAAAAACCTCGCCGCATCTTCTGCGGGCTTTGTTGGCTCGCTCCATTGCACCGCGATCTTCAAATCTGCGGATTACTTCCAGCAGTTGCATCGGCTCAATATCCTGAATCTCAAGACCGCCGATGATGGGTAAAATGTCGTCATCAAACATTTTGGCAAGTTCAGTTGCATAGCCTACTGACCAGACTTGCTTCTTGTGCTCGTACCATTCCTTGTAAATCGCACTAAATGAATTGTTGTTAGACGAAGCCTTTTTCGCCTTTACCGGATCGATGCCAACCGAGATGTCTTTCCTCGCAGTCCATGCCTTATCCCTTGCTTCCTGCAAAGTCATAAGCGGATATTTTCCGACAGTCAGGATTTTCTCCTTACCGTCAATCTTGTAGCGAAGCTGCCATACCTTTTTCCCTGATACAGGGACATAAAGGTACAGGCCATTACCATCGAGTAGGCGGTATGGTTTTTCTTTCGGCTTTGCTGCTTCAATCTGCTTAACGGTGAGCAT